TAACTTCTGATATACAAGAATTTGGTGTTAGTGGTGCAGATAAAGATGGCAATTTGTATTATGAATATCAATTTGATGTTGAAGAAGCTTTGTAATGAAATACTTAATTAAGCATTGGGCTACAGTTGATATTCTAGCTGAAGAAATAGTTGATGATAAAGATATTAAGATTGTCAATAATAATCTAGGCAAGTATGAAGAACCATCAGATAAAGCTATCATTAAAGTTTTAAATGTTAAAGTAAATAGGAGAACATACGAAGATGACAAGAAGTCTAACGACAGCAGTAAAGAACGAACTAGCGACTAACAATCTTAGACCTGTTCATCTGATTACAATCGGTTTTAGTACCCCTGTTAATATAACAAATTGTTCTTTTCCATTAACAAGTTCTGTATCAGGTTCTAGTGTTACTTATACTTCATCTAGCTTTATTATGGGTATTTCTGAATTTACAGAAGAAGTAGATATAACAAAAACATCTTTAAAATTAGGATTGTCAGGTGCAGATCAAACTTTTATTTCTACTTGTTTAAGTGAAAATGTTGTGAATGATAGTGTTGTTGTTTATCGTGGTTTCTTAGATAGTTCTAATGCTTTAATAGCAGACCCATTTCTTTTATATGATGGTCAGATAGATACTTTTGAAATATCAGAATCACAAACTGAAAGTAGTTTAATTTTAAATATTACTTCTCATTGGGCTAACTTTGATAAAAAAAGTGGAAGAAAAACAAACTTAACATCATCACAAAGATTCTTTAGTACAGATGTTGGAATGGAGTTTTCAGCACAAACAGTACAAGATATTAAATGGGGTCGATCATAATGAAAAATATTATAGAACTATATCAAAGGTTTTCTAAATATAAGAATAATACTTACCAAGAACTTTATCAGCATATAACACCATCAATAAATCTAAATCAATATAAAGTATTTCAAGATGAACAAGGAACATATGGTTTTGTTAATTGGGCTTTATTAAATGACACAACAGAACAACAATATAAAAAAACAGGTAAGTTAAATAAAGATAAATGGAATACAGGAAATAATGTTTGGTTGTACGATATTATAATTATAAGAAAAGCAAAAGAAGTTATGAGATGGGTTTATCATTATTTCAAAGATTATCTTAATGTTGACGAACCAATTAATTGGTTAAGATTAGATGAAGCAAATAATATTTATAGAGTATCATCTAAATATAAAAGGGAGTTTCATATCTAATGGGTGGTATAGTAGAAAAAGTAGTTGATCCAATAGTAAAAGTATTTAGTAAAGCAATATCTTGGCTAATACCTACACCTGATATTCCTGACTTTGGCCTTAATGAACCTGAAGATTTTGAAACAGGTGTATTACTTAATAAACAATCTAATGACGCAAATATTCCTGTTGTATATGGAGAAAGATTATTAGGTGGAACTAGAGTATTTATAGAAACATCAGGAACAGATAATACTTATTTATATGTTGCTTTGGTTTTAAGTGAGGGAGAAATAGATAGTATTCAGCAAATTAAAATAGATGATAAGGTTGTAACTTTTGCATCATCATTTTCAGATGGTACAGCAGTTGAAGTTGATAGTTCTGATAGTAATTTTTATAAAGGAGAAAGTTTAATTAGATTAGAACCTCATTATGGTTCAGACGGACAATCTGCTTCCACATTATTATCTACATTATCTTCTTGGGGTAGTAATCATAAATTATCAGGTTTAGCTTATGTTGCTGTTCGTTTTAAATGGAATCAAGATGTTTTTGGTTCTATTCCAAAAATACAAGCATTGGTAAGAGGTAAAAAAGTAGTTGCTTATAATTCTAGTTTAGTTGCACAAACAGCTTCTTATTCTACAAATCCAGCTTGGTGCTTATTAAATTATTTAACAGATGCAAGATATGGAAAAGGATTAGCAATAACAGATATAGATTTACAAAGTTTTTATGATGCTTCACAAGTTTGCGTTACGCAAGTTACACCTTATAGTGGGGGTAGTGATATTAATATATTTGATGCTAATGCTGTACTAGATACATCTAAAAAGATTATAGAAAACACAAGAACATTATTAAAAGGTTGTCGAGGTTACTTACCTTATACAAGTGGAAAATATAGATTAGTTATTGAAACAACAGGAAGTGCATCTATAACATTAAATGAAGATGATATATTTGGTGGTTATAGTTTAGCGAGTCCAAATCAAAACGATAAATATAATAGAGTTATTGTATCTTATGTTTCTCCTGATAAAAATTGGCAAGTTGACGAAGTACAGTTTCCCCCTATTAATGATTCAGGATTACCAAGTGCAGACCAGCACGCAACAATGAAAACTGCTGATGGTGGTTTTTTATTAGAGGGAAGATATGATTTTGCACAAGTTATAACATCAACATATCAAGCTGAAGAAATGGCAGAAATTATATTAAGAAGATCAAGAGAAGCTATTAAATTAAATATAAATGCTGGTGGCCAAGCTTATGATTTAGCCATAGGAGATATAGTTAATATTACACATAGTTCATTAGGATTTTCAGCTAAACCATTTAGAGTTAATTCGTTATCTTTTAACGAAGATTTTACAGTAGGATTAAATTTAATTGAACACCAAAACTCACATTATACTTGGGCAACTAAAACACAAGCACCAACAGTACCAAGTACAACACTTCCAAATCCATTTGTAGTTCAACCACCAGCAAGTGTAACTTTAACTGACCAACTAATTGCTTATAATGATGGAACTGTAATTGTAGCTTTAGATGTGGCCATAGGTGCTTCACCTGATAGTTTTGTTGATTATTACCAAGTAGAATATAAACTAAGTACAGAATCAGATTATAAAATACACTCACAAGGTTCAGGATTATTTCAAAGAGTCTTAAACGTAATTGACCAAAAAGTTTATGATGTAAGAGTCAAAGCTGTATCTTCTTTTGGAACTTCATCAACATATGTAACAGCACAAAGAACTATTGTAGGAAGTATTTTACCACCAAGTGATGTAACAGATTTTTCTTGTAATATTATTAATGGAGAAGCCCATCTATCTTGGGAACAAATACCTGATTTAGATTTGGCTTATTATCAGATTAGATACTCAACATTAACAAGTGGTGCTACTTGGCAGAACTCGGTATCATTAGTAGAAAAAGTATCAAGACCAGCAACTTCTATCGTAGTTCCAGCAAGGGTAGGAAGCTATTGTATCAAAGCCATTGATAAATTAGGAAACTTCTCACTTAATGAAACTATTATTGCAACTAATGTAACATCTATTGGAAACTTTAATAATATAACAACTCAATCAGAACACCCTAATTTTACAGGAACAAAAACTAATTTAACACTAGATAGTAATTTATTAAGATTAACTGATTTAGGTTCTAATGGAACTTATGAATTTGCAAGTGTTATTGATATAGGTGCAGTTCATACATCAAGAATAACAGCTACACTTGCTCAATTTGCAGAAAACCCTAGTGAATTGTTTGATTCAGAAAGTGGTGATTTTGATGACAAAACAGGTTCATTTGATGGAGATTCACCAAGTAACTCAAACGCACATTTAGAAATAGCTGTAAGTGATGATAATAGTACATTTACAGAATTTAAAAACTTTGTCATAGGCGATTATACAGCTAGATACTTAAAGTTTAGATTAGTATTAATTTCAAGAGATGGAGTAACAACCCCTGTTGTAAGTCAAGCAACTGTAACTGTTGATATGGAAGATAGAATACAATCAGGAAATGATATATCAAGTGGTGCTGGAACAAAAACTGTTGCATTTACAAATCCATATAAAACTGCTAATTATGCAGTTGGTATCACAGGACAAGGAATGGCAACAGGAGATTATTTTTTAGTAGAAAGTAAAACAATTAATGGATTTAATGTTACTTTTAAAAACGCATCAAATACTGTAATATCAAGAACATTTGACTATATAGCAAAAGGATTTTAATTAATGGCAAATCACGATTATGTAATAAGTAACCAAACTTTCCCAGCGACTAGGACAGATTTGAATAATGCGTTATCTGCTATTGTAACAAATAACTCATCATCATCAGAACCAAGCACTAAATATGCTTATCAATGGTGGTATGACACTTCTTCAAATACATTAAAGTTTAGAAATGCTGACAATGATGCTTGGGTTTCTTTTGCAGTATTTGATATGACTAATGATAAAGTTAATCTTGTAGATAGCACAGTTACATTAGATTCTTTGTCATCATTATTCCACGATAGAGGTGCTTATGGTTCTGCTTCTGCACCAATAACTTACACAGTAACAGTAGGAACAAAAACAACAGCACACCCTTATAGTAGTGTAGGAAGTTCATCAGCATATTTTTTAGAGGGCTTAGAATCTCCAGCTTTTACTTTAGGTGGTGCTGATACAGCAAAACCTTATTATTATAAATTTGACCAAGCAGACGGAACAAATGCTTCACACCCTTTAAGATTTTATTTAGACGCTGGAAAAACAACAGCTTATACAACAGGAGTTACAACTGCTGGAACTGCTGGTTCTGCTGGTGCATATACTCTTTTAGCAGTAGATGAATACACACCTAACATTTTATATTATCAATGTTCTTCTCACGCACATATGGGAAATCATTTAAAAGTTATTTCAAGTAAATTAAATTCAAATGGTGTAGCTTTTAAAATGCCAACAGCAGATGGTTCAGCGAATCAAGCTATGGTTACAAATGGTTCAGGTGTATTATCTTTTGCTTCTATATCAGAAACTAAACCAAC